CCGATTTTGCTTCACGACCGTTGAATGCGTGCCACATTCGTTTTCGACACAATTCCAGATAATACGCAGGTGTTTTGTTTTCCCTGTCTTTCCGGCGTCGTGCCGGTCGATGTTTGGCATTTGACACTGAACACTCGCGTAGTCTTTTTTCGCGATACACTTCGTCGTCTCTGTAACGCTGACGCCGTTTCTCGTTAATTTCATTTGCGTTTTCATTCCAGCGAGTTCTCACACTCTCTACTATTTTTTCTCTATTTTCTTCGTAATACTCCTTCTTTTGTTGGCTGAGTTTTTCCTTATTTTTGGTTTGATACGCTTTATTGTATTCTGCTTTACATGACTTACAATGATTCAAATACCCGTCTTTCATTTGACTGTGTTTTGGGAAGAAATCGACTGACTTTTTTTCGAGACACTGCTTACACACTTTCTCCATTTACGATTTATACTAAAAATGTTTTTAACTTGTTGACGCGAAACACATTAGGATATTTGAAATATCTTAATATGTTTATTTATCTAATTATTTACTATGGTGTAACCATGACTCTCCTAGTTCGAGAATGCACAGAAATGACCGCATTTTTGTGAAAATGAAAAAAATGCGTTCCCCAGAGGTTTCCCAAAGGGCTTAGATCGTACCTTAAACAATATCAGGGTGACTAGCCCATCATGTATTGTCGACACCTTAGCGATCGTTGAAACGGAACCATATTCTTGTCATAGCGAACTTAGGTTCTCGCCGGCGGATTATCCAATCTTTAACCTTTTTACCATCGGGTTCGGCAATTAACCGAGATCCCCTCAAAGGTTTCCCAATGAGGGTGGTAGTTAAAGCTCTAAGGAACTTCCCGCAACCAGGATGTCTCGCCTGTTTTAGAAACAAACTAGCAGACGCTTTTCACGGCTACTTTCTGGACCTGATTAAGACCATTCAAGCCTTGGTTAAGCCCGCCCATTCCGCTCTGGCACCGGAAAATGTTATAATTCACGGCGTACAGACTCAGGTAACGCCCGACGGCAGCACCGCCCGTAATCGACGACACGTCCACCTGAGCGTTATCGATGCGCGAGAAGTTGCACGTACCGCTGGGCTGCAGCTCACCGGGCTTCAGCGCGAAACTGTACATGTAGTGACCCGCCATGGGGTTACCGGCATGGTAGTAGAAAGGCTGGACCTGGTTGTAGTACTTCCCGTCCGCCTCCTTCATGCGGTCCTGACCGTTCAGCATCAGCTTGAAAGACTTAAGGTTACCGGAGTTGACACCGCCCTCGATGGCCTGGCTCCCCGACGCAACGGGGCAGCCACCAGCAGCCCCGTTGAGAGAGCCGCTCGTGGAGTTCACGGTCACATTGAGGGCCGCCTCCGAGGTCATGTTCCACAGACCATTCTTTTCACCGCTGTCCGTGTTGGACAGTGTCCAGTACAGCGCCTTAACGGGGTGGTTAAGGGAGAGACGGAAGGTGCCCTTGTTGCCGGCCGTAGCAGTTCCCTCGGTGAGAGACTCCACGCCGGTGTGCTGGACCTGCTCGATGAGGAACTCGTGGCCCTTCTGGGCCATCCGACGGCGCTCGTCCGTGTCGAGGTAGACGTAGTTCGCGAACACGCGCGGAACCTTGGCCTCGAAGTACGAGAGGTAGTTTGCGCCGAGCGTAAACTCCAGCCGAATTTCATGGTACTGGAGCGCGATGAGTGGAAGGTAAAGACCCGGGTTACGGTTCCAGTAGAAGAGGAGGGGCAGGTAAACCTTGCTGGTATTGCCGCCAGAGTTGGCAGAGGTCATCCGGCCGTAGTTCTGGCGCTTGGCCTCGTCGAGGAAGATCTCGGAGTACAGACGCCACCAGCGCTGGTAGTGCTTGTCGATGCGCTGACCGCCGCAGGTGAATTCGACCTCGGAGATGGCACGCTCCGCCACCCACTCGGTCGAGAAGCCGTTGTTATCGGAAGTGGACAGCAGATTCGCCTTGACCTCCATCTCCAGGAACGTCTCACCGACCAGATCACCGTTGCGCGCCATGGTGACGGACACGCGCCCGCCATTGGTGGCGGAACCGTTGCTCACCTGCTCGATGGTCTCCATGCTGAAGTTCGTGTGCCTCCGGTACACCGCCTGAAAGAACGTGACCTTAGCGGAACCAGTGAGGTATAAGTCTTGAGCGCCGTACGCCACCAACTGAAGCAAACCACCCGCCATTTTTTATACAATATGTTTAGAAAAAAAAATTCATTAAATATGAACGTGTCGTCTCCAATACGTCCCGTTCTGACGGTGACGTCACAAATTGTCTACGAGGACCACGCAATTCCGGCGAGCCCGCCTGAGACCTTCAGGATGTTGTAATTGACGGCATATAGATGAGTAAATTTGGTCGCACTCAGTCCATGGAAACGGAGGAAGGCGTTGTCGAGGCGCGACATATTGCACGTGCCCTGGGGATTTCTGTTGTTCGCCTTGAGTGCGAATGAGTACATGTAACTCGTCGCGTGATTCCCGCTGTGCAGATCCGATGCAGTGTCCGTGTGGAAATACGACTGAACCGCCGTGTAGCACAGCGGAGGCATGGGCTCGCTGATGTCGTTGCCATTGAGCTGCACATTTGCGGCATCGAAGGTCACGGTGGCGGAATCGGCGGGCGCCCACAGAAGGCACTTGCACGGATGATTCAACAGACTGAGGTCGAAATTGCCAGTGGGCTCCGCCGTGATGCGCTGCGTCTGGGTGATGAGCATGTCCTGCGGCTTCTCCGCCAACATCTTACGCTCCTGGGAATCCAGGTGAATGTAACAGGCGTACACCTTCATGTCCGACGCAGGGGTCCCGCCGTTGAAGTGAATCTTGATCTCCACGTCGTGATAGGGGATGGCCACGAGAGGGAGCGCGCTGGAAAAGTCCTGGGACACGTTGAAGGGAATAGGGAAGAAACGCCCAGTGTCAACACCGGCCAGAGGGTTCATGGGGTCGAAAGCCGCCCCGGACTGGGATGCACGGCTCCGGCTGTTCGTGTTCAACAGAAACTTATTGAACAGCCGGGTCGCAAAGAAGGCATCGCACTGCTCGATCTCCTGGCCGCCCACGGACATGCGAAACATGGATGCACTGGACGGATCGTCCGGACTGAATGAGGTCGCGACATCCGAACTGCCCGTGTCAACGAAGACATACGAGAGCATGTCACCCTTGCGGGGGACGGCGTAGTTCATGATCGAATTCTGAGCGAGATGACCGATCCCTTGGAGCTCCACGATGTGATGCACGAAGTTGCTATGACGCTTCCACACCGAACGAAAATATGAGACTTCCGCATCTCCGGTAAGTGCCTGGTCCTGAACGCCTTTAGCCACAAGATTAACGAGCGCGCCCGACATTTATATTATACTACAGTATAGGAAAAAAATGGAAGACGAAATGCACGCAGCGGCACTGCTGGACCAGGTCACCCGGGAGAAGATATCGGACTCTTGGGACAGTCAGACAGAGATGGAGATCTCCAGGTACGGCGAGCGGTGTCTCGGGTACCAGTGGCTCCACTCACGCCAGTCGGAGATCCATGGCAACATTCACTCGAATATGGTAGGCGCGTCCATATCTCTCAGCTCTCTGGGGTCACTCGTTTCGGCCGTCGCGAGTGGACTCAGCGGAAGGGAAGAAACATTTTACATCTTTATATGCCTCGCTCTTATAAATGCAAGCTCAGCCGCACTGATAGCCTTCATAAAATTCCTTCAACCCGGCGAACGGTGCGAAAAGCACACGCACATCTCTCACGCATTCCACAAACTCGCAACTGAAATCAACTTGGAACTGTCCTTCAGGCGGGAAGAGAGGTCGCACTCCAAGGACTTCTTGGAACGAATGCTCTCCAAATACAGCGACATCATAGAGGACTCGCTCCCCGTGTCCGGCCTTGTGATTAAAGAATTTCAAAATAAAATGGAGAAAGACGGAACACAGGATATCGCGTACCCCGAGATAGCGAACGGGTACTTCACGCGCTTCAAGAAACAATTAAATTCTAACGTATTTGTATAAATGTTCGCTCTCCTGCTCAGCATCGCGCTTTCGTGCGTCTTCTTCGTCGTATCGCATCCGCAAATTTACGCGCTCACTCAGAAAATGCTCGGACCCGTCCTGAGAATCACTCGCGATGGTACTCCCACAACCTCAGGGCTTTTGGTACACTCCGTTGTCTTCGCATTAATTGCCCAATTATACCTGAAATTCTCCAAACTCTCTGAGAAAATGGAGCACGAGGACGACCTCGATATGGACGATAAGGAGGGTGTTAAAGAAGAAGATAACTAAGGAAATTAACAAAAAGAAAAATGGTGTGCAATATTCTCGACCTCGATGTTTCTGCACTCAAGTTCTCGGCCGTGCAAAAGACAAAGTCAGGAGGAAAGACAGTCTATATCAATAATCCCGATGGATCTCCTGTGATCGTTCAGCTCGGGAAGAGGGACGATATGGTCACGGCGCCCTTTGGCGTCTCGCGATTCGAGAACAATGCGAACTTTGATCTGACCATCCGCCTGGACAATGAGAATATGGTCAACAAGCTTCGCGAGTTAGACCAGCGTGTCCTGGATCACATCCAGCCGATCTCTAAGCAGACACTGGGGCGCGAATACAAGAAAGACGTTCTCTCTGCACTCGTACGCTCGTGCATCAACGACAAGAACGAGAAATACGATCCGCTACTCAAATTGAAGTGTCAGACTGACGCGGATGGGAAGATCAAGGCTACGTGTTACGATAGCTGGAATCCGGACAGGTCCCTGATTCCGATGGAATCCGTGCAAAAGGGACACAAACTCGTAGTCCAAGCACAAATCTCGTACATCTACTTTATCGACGGCAAGGCTGGAATCAGTGTCCGCCTCGTAAAGGCCGTACTGGGCGAGTTCAAGGACGAGTCTTCGTTCGACTTCGAAGACGACACGCCAATGCCTGACGACACGGAAAATTTTTTCGTGGACTAGTGCAATGAAGACGTTCGTCCCCAAACCCAAGCAGGACATGATCCCGAACGCTCGCGTGCCTCACTCTCTTTTCTTGAAGGAGTCTAGGACGCCCGGGCGCTTTTTTCAAGTAGGACACACAGGAGGCAAGATTGTAGTTTTAAAATAATTTAAAGACTTGGCATTGATTCATTAATAATTGAATAGAAATCTTTACCATTTAGATTTCCATTCTGTTCCAGAGATTTCGCAACAGCTTCGACGATTGGTCGCACATTTTCCAAATCATTCTTAGTTTCTTGAAGAAGATGTGCGACGAGGCTGTCGATCTCAGAGTCCACATTGTCCCTCGCTGATCCGCCCAGGTCGTCCCACGCAACGGCACGGCTGAAAGGACCCATTCCGAATTGAAGCATCAAAGCGCGTGAAATACTTTGGACCCGCTGAAGATCGTTCGATGCTCCCACCGATACGTCTCCATTGAAGAAGATACTCTCTGCAGCGTACCCTCCCAATAAGATGCTTATATCGTCCTCTAATTTCTTCCTCGTCGTCATTCCGAGCTGGGGAGTTAGATATGTCACACCTCCGGCCACTCCGCGAGCTTCGCATGTAATCCGTCTGACCTTTACACCTTTCAGCACGGCCATCAAAGCGTGCCCTGCCTCGTGGTAAGCAATGCGCTTCACATCCGCGGGCAAAACGTCAGACTCGTCGCGCTTTATGCCCATAATTCTGCGCTCGAAGGCTTCAAGGACGATTTGCTCGTTGATCTTCCCCTTGTTTCTCTCTGCCGCGAGAATGGCAGACTCGTTTAATAAGTTTCTGAGGTCTGCCCCAGAGAATCCCTCTGTGTAGCCGGCCACCACCTTGAGCGTCCTAGGCTTGTTGACAACATGCTTGCCCATCGAGTGAGTTTCAAGGATCCGCCGGCGCCCCTGCGATGTCGGGAGAGTGATGTCGATGCGCCGGTCGAAGCGTCCAGGACGCAGGATTGCGGGGTCCAATACCTCTGGAAAATTGGTGGCAGCAAGCACGATTACATTTTGGTCCGTCACAAAGCCATCCATCTGCACCAAAAGCTCGTTCAGCGTATTGTCCCGCTCGTCGTTTCCAGCAGGCCCACCCCCGCCGCGCTTCCTTGCGACAGCGTCGATTTCGTCGATGAATACGATGCAGGGTCCCATGGCCTTGGCGCGTGTAAAGAGGTCGCGCACGCGCGCTGCCCCAGCCCCAACGTACACCTCCACAAACGAGGAGCCTGAGGTTTGTATGAACGGGACGCCGGCCTCGCCCGCCAGTGCCTTGGCCAACAGCGTCTTTCCACAGCCAGGAGGACCGCATAGCAAACACCCCCGAGGAATCGTTGCCCCGGCGTTTTCATACAGGTCTGGATCTTTCAGGAACCGCACGAATTGTTCGAGCTCGGCGCGCGCCGCATCAATGCCTTCCACATCAGAGAACCGCGTGTCGACGGTGGATACGTCCTCAGCTCGCTTCTTCCTTGGTTGCGTTGGGTTGATGCGAAAGAACAGAAAGGA